GCAGAAAAGTTCAACACAAAAATATGGGATGTGGTGCTGGAGAAATTTGCAACGCCTCACATTGGAAAATGTGGATATTGCAAGACATACAGCAAGCTTCACTTTGTGGATGGCAACCGAGGATCACTTCCTCCAGAGGATGATTCGTTTGGATGTGATAAATGCGGAAGTGTTTATCGGATAATCGACATCCTCATGGAAACGGACGCATACAAGACCAACCAAATAGCTTCTTGACACAATCTCTACAGATGATAAAAAACGAGTGCCATCTAGATATGCGGTCTAGAGGCACTCTAACACAAAACATAAACTACTATGAAAAGTGCTGAAAAAACAAAACCAGAGAATGCTCTGGATGTCAAACAGTTATTTGACCACCTCAATTACGACCCAAAGACAGGCGTATTCACATGGAAGGTCAACACGACAAGAAATGACCAAATTGGGAATGTTGCTGGAAATGTCAACGCTCGCGGCTACAGGTCAATCTGGATCAATGGGATGCAATTTTTGGCACATCGGTTAGCGTGGGCGATGTCTTATGATGAATGGCCGACTCTAGATATTGACCACATCAACCAGAACAAGTCAGACAATAGAATCTGCAATCTGCGCCATGCGAGCAGATCCGAAAATATGTTCAATCGCGGCAAGAATAAGAACAATACATCTGGCATCAAGGGAGTTACATTTTGCAAGTGTACTGGAATGTGGCGAGCGCAGATGACTCTTAATTTCAAGCGAGTAAACATTGGCAGATTTAAGAACAAAGAGGAAGCGGCAGAAGCTTACAACCAGAAAGCAAAAGAGCATAGAGGGGAGTTCGCCGCATGCTAGATTGGAGAAAACACCCCATTCTTAAGCCACCAACGGACGAAGAGTTGGTTTTGATGGAGCCAGAGGAGCTTGTAGAGCTTCACAGGGTTTACCATGAAGCTATTGCTAATGCGGAAAAAGACCCATTTCGTTATGGCTTTAGACTACCACATTGGAACAAGGCTGAAGAGCAGTTGCAAGAGGTAAATGAAATTGTAGCATTAGGAGGCAACCGATGTCTGGCTGGAGATCAAGAGATATTTGATCCAGTTACTGGCAAACACCTACAAGTAAAAAACATTTCTAGCAGTTTCCATGTGTGGGCATGGGACGACAAGACGCTTAGTTTTGTTGTGGCATTAGCTAACAAACCCCTCAAGAAAGATAAAGAAGAAGCAATGCTTCGCTTTGAGTTCTCTGATGGAACAAAAATATCTTGTACTGCCAATCACCAGTTTTTCTGCTATCATCGCGGATGGATTCCAGCAAGCTCAATAGCTTTTGAAGGAAGCAGGTTGGTATCACCAGATGCAATGGAGCTTTTTGTGGTATCATTTTCTGCCGACAATTATGTGCAGGATGTCTGGGACTTCCATGTTCCTATTTACAACAACTATTTTATTGGTGGAGTTTTGTCACACAACTCAGGCAAAACCCAATGGGGTGCTTATTCTGTTGTAAAAGCCGCCGTAGAAAACCCAAAGTCAGAGATATTCTGCTTTGCTCAAACAGCGGAGGTTAGCATTAGACAACAACAAAGCACTGTATGGGATTGGTTGCCAGCGGAATTACGGACAAAACAAACTTCTGCTAACGCTTACATATCGTACACCAAGAAGAACGGATTTACAGACAATTCGCTAATTCTCCCGAATGGGTCGCAGATCATCTTTAAGACCTACTCTCAATATCAGAACAATCCTACAATTCTGGAAGGTGCAGAGCTTGGATCAAGATCACCAAAGTGGCATAATATAGGTGTATGGCTTGACGAGCATTTAGGTGGCCCAGAACTAATTAACACACTCCGTTTTCGTCTCGCCACTCGCAACGCCAAAATGTTGGTTACCTTCACCCCAATTGACGGGTATACGGAGGTTATTAAAGAATACTTGGATGGGGCTACAACCATTGAAAACCGCGAGGCTGAACTCCTAGGCGGCGAACTTGTCCCCTATGTCCAGCGGAGCAAGAAGCGCAATGCATCCGTGCATTACTTCCATTCACAGGACAACCCTTTCGGTGGCTACGAGCGGATTAAGGAGACTTTGGTTGGTCGGCCTAGGGAGGAGATCCTAATTCGTGCGTACGGGGTTCCCGTAAAGTCCCACGCCACCAAGTTTCCCAAGTTCAACAAGGAGGTAAATGTGGTTGAGCCTCACGCTATTCCGACGAAAAATGTGACGCGATACCATATTATTGACCCAGCAGGAGCCAAAAATTGGTTCATGTGCTGGATTGCCGTGGACGCGACTGGAACATTCTGGGTCTACAGGGAGTGGCCGGGCGTGGATGTGGGCGATTGGGCCGAGTGGCGAGGAGGCAAGTGGGTTGCAGGAGAGGGAGCCAAGGGGCAGGGATACGGCATCCGCGACTATGTGGAACTCATAAAAGACCTAGAGGGTGACGAGGAGATTCTAGAGCGTCTCATTGACCCCCGACTTGGGGCGGCAAAGTACCAGTCAGCAGATGGGGCTAGTAGCATTATCGAGGATTTGAACGACGAGGGCATCGTGTGCATACCCGCCCCCGGCTTGGAAATCGACGATGGGTTGCAAGCTTTGATCGGGAAAATGTCATTTAATGTAACTATACCGTCAGATTCGGTCAACCGACCGCATTTCTATGTCAGCGAGGAGTGTGAGAACATCATCCAAGCCCTGAGTGAATACACGGGTGACGGTGGGCTGAAGGAGGCGTGGAAAGACCCCATAGATGTCCTGCGCTACGCCGCTATCTCTGGTATTGACCATGTGGACGGGTCACATATAGCTGTAACTAGACAAGGCACAGGAGGATACTAACCATGAAAACAAAGAAAAAAGCAGCAAAGAAGGTGGCCAAGAAGGTTGCGCCAAAGGTAGAACCACAGGCGGAAGCGGCCATTCCCGCCCCAGAACCAGCACCTGAGCCACTGGAGGTCACGGTGATTGGCCTCGCCAACAACCCCAGATATGTGTATGCATCGTTAGATGGGGAGCGTATTGCCGTCGAGGTTCCCGCATGGATGTCACCTCGCCTAGTTCGCAAACCCATTAAAGTTCACAAGAAATTAGACTCCGAGCATTACGAATTACATGGAAACTGAATATGAATCAGAAGCCCTAGAGGGTGAAGCGTTGATCTATGTGGAGAAGGAGCCAGATGTTGGTTCTCTTTCCTATGCCTACGAGACCGCTTTGCTAGACCTCGATGAGTATTTCCAGTCCTGCCTGCGTTCGTATGACGAGAGGCGCAATATCTGGGAAGGTAAGTCTGACGACCTCCGCAAGCACGGTGCTAACGCATTCCCGTGGGAGGGAGCCTCCGACCAAGAGGTAAATGTCATTGGTGAGCGGATCGATACCTATGTAGCACTTTTCGACCAAGCCCTCCAACGCTCCCACATCAAGGCATTCCCGACTTCGATGGCATCCATGCCACGGGCGGCGATGGTCAGCGGATTCCTGAAGTGGATGCGGTCAAGCTATATTCCCAACTTCCGAGAACACATGGAACTGGGGGCTAACTATCTGTTGGAAAAAGGATTGATGATCTCCTATGTCGGCTGGCAGCGAGAGTCCCGTACCTACCTCCAAACCATGACTCTGGACGAGGTGGCGCAGGCCGCTCCAGAGATGGTGGATCTGCTCATGGACGAGAATGCCACGGAAATGGCCCTAGGATTGATTTCTCAGGCTTTCCCTGCACTTTCGGGGAAGAGAGCCAGAAAGGCCCTCAAAGACCTCAGAACGAAGGGAGAGGCGCAAATGCCCATTCCGAGGGTAACCGTGGATCGCCCGGTCGTCCATTCCTGTGCCCCGGACGGGGAGGTCATCCTACCGCCCTATGTCTCTGACCCGCAGCGGTCACCCTACATTTTCTGGCGCACCTTCCTCACGGCTCAAGAGTTGGAGAAGAAGGTCACGAACGAGGGATGGGACGAGGATTGGGTTGACTACGCTATCGAAAACCTTCGCGGCAAGGACAGCATGTACCTCGACGGGGAGAAGCAGAAGAACATCACAAGGTTGCCCATTACCGATGACAATGACCTCGTCATGGTCGTTTACGGCTACCAGCGTTTGATTGACGAGGAGGATGGTTCCGAGGGTATCTATTGCACCGTTTTCCACCCCAACGCCGAGGGCTACGCCAAGCACGAACTTCTTAATGGATATGATGACTATCCATTTGTGGTAACTCGTTTGTCTAATAACCAGAAGCGCATGTACGAGGTGCAGACCTTCGGGGACATCCTGCGTGGGGCGCAACTCCAGATCAAAACCGAGCGTGACTCGCGTGTTGACCGCGCATCTCTGGCAACCCTTCCTCCGCTCATGCACCCTGCTGGCAAGCCTCCCTCCGACTGGGGGCCGGGCAG